ACGTGTTGGCTTCGTTGGCCTTGATCTTGCCCGGACCGTCGATTTGGTAGGCTGCGTCGAAGTATGGGCTCCTGACCCCCTGGACCCGAATGGCAAGTGGGACGTCATACCAATGGCCTTCATTCCTGCGGACAATCTCATGCAACGGGCGCGGGCAGATCATGTCCCATATGACGTGTGGGTCAAACAGGGCTTCATTCAAACTACGCCCGGCAACGTCTGTGACTACGACTTTATCCGTGCCTATCTGGAGAAACGTCGCGAGATCACCAAGTGCAACACCCTGGTGGGCGACCCGTGGAACTTTAGCCAGCTCAGTAATGATATGCAAGGTGACGGCTGGAACGTGATTGAGGCTAGACAGGGCTATAAAACTCTGTCGCCCGTAACGAAAGAACTCCAGCGGCTTATCCTCTCTGGCAAGATCAACCTTCCGAGCAACCCGGTCCTTCGCTGGAATTTCGATAACGTCAGCATCGTCCAGGATGAAGCAGAGAACATCAAGCCCGTGAAGCGTACGAATAGCGCTCACATCGACTTGGTGATCGCGACCCTGTGCGCTCTGCATGGGCACCTGGAAACGGCACCTGTTGTGGCCAATCCCGGGATATTTGTCTACCAAGGATAGGAGGCGCGCGTGACAATCAAAACTGCGATGCAGCGGGTATTTGGTAAACGCTCCACGGAACAGGCATTTGGTGAGAACCTTGCCAACTGGTTGTCCTCACAAGGCGGAACGGAATCGGGTGCATACGTCAACGAGCATAGCGCGATAAATATTCCGACCGTCTATGCTTGCGTCCGCGTGCTGGCTGAATCAGTCGCCTCTATGCCCCTTATGGTCTACAGCCGTGACGAGAATGGCAAAACAGCAGCGATAAACCATCTCCTTTACCACGTGCTACACGATGAACCCAATAAAGAGATGACGTCGTTTACGTACCGTGAAACCATGATGGCACATTTGCTGCTATGGGGGAATTCCTATTCCCAGATTCAGTTCAATGGCGCCGGAGTGCCGTGTGCCCTGTGGCCGCTGCGCCCCGACTGGATGGACGTGCAGCGCGATTTCAACACTGGCAACTTGGTCTATACCTTCACCTCTCCGCATACCGGCGTCCGTCATCTGGACCCGGCTGAGGTCCTGCATATCCCCGGCCTGTCCTTCGACGGTTTACTAGGCAAGTCACCAATCACCATGCAACGCGAATCGCTGGGACTCTCCCAAGCCGCTCAGGACTACGCCGCCCGCTTCTTTGGCAATGATAGCACACCCGGCGGATACCTGCAGACTGCCGCTCCAATGACGGATGAGAAGAAGAAGATCGACATGGCGAAGACATGGGTCGACGCGCACAGTGGACATAACCAGCATAAGATCGCCATCCTGGATGGAGGCTTGGACTACAAGTCGATCGCCTTGAATGCCGAGGACGCGCAGCTGCTGGCAACCAGGGAGTATGAACGGTCCGAGATTGCCGGATGGTTCCGCGTGCCGGCACACCTCATCGGTGACTTGACACATGCTACGTTCTCGAACGTGGAGAATCTAGGGCTGCAATTCGGCATCTATTCGTTGATGCCATGGGCCGTCCGCCTGGAGCAGGGCTTTAATCGCATGCTCTTTTCCACCTATAAGTATTTCGCTGAATTCAAGATGGACGGCTTTATGCGAGGCGACGTGGCGAGTCGGTATGCCGCCTATGCCGTTGCTCGTAACTGGGGCTGGATGTCGGCAGATGACGTCAGAAGCCTTGAAAACATGAACCCATTGCCCGATGACAAGGGAAAAGTCTATCTCCAACCGTTGAATATGGTCGAAGCGGGCACCCCTCCCACACCGACGGCTGTTCCAGCGCCCGTTGCGTCTGATGTTCCGGCACCCACTTTTGTGGTTGGACGTTCTGTCGTCGAACCTGTCCTGTTGGACGCGTTTGACCATATCGCGAAGCGCGAGAGTGAGGACGTCTTGAAGGAAGCACGAAAAAGCCTTGCAGTAGGCGACGTTCAGGGCTTTTCCTCTTGGTTGGCTGATTATATGGTTACATCACTTGAAACCTTCGCTAAACAGCGGCTTTCAGCACCTATTGCGTCAACAATCCGAGCAATCGGTAATGGAAATGGCGTGGATGATGCCACGGTTGGGCTGTTTTCTGCAGTCCAGGCAAGGCGTTACAGCCTGTCTGAGGGGGCAGCATTAATGATTCGTGTCGTACGGGCAGAGTCCGAGAAGCAGGACTTGATATTTGCCGTCGAGAGTTTCTATGCGAATCGGTCATCTTTGGCTCTTGCGAATGACGTTATGACGGGAATTGAGGCTCAGATTATGGAGGTTCATCATGCCTGAAAGAGAATATCGCACGTTTAGTTTGGATGAGGTTCGCGCTGTCGACGATGGTCATGTTCTTGTCGGCCATGCTGCAGTTTTTAACACGGTTGTTGACCTGGGCTTCTTCAGCGAAAAGGTTGCTCCCGGTGCGTTCAAGAAGACCCTTGCTGATAATGCCGACGTTCGCGCTTTATTCAACCACGACGCCAATCATCTGCTAGGACGTACCAAATCAGGAACATTGAGGCTGCATGAAGACGACACGGGACTTGCCACGGAAATTGATATGCCAGACACGACGTTGGGCCGCGATCTGATGGTGTCGGTTAAGCGAAAAGATCTGGACCAGATGAGTTTCGCCTTCCAAACCATACAGGAAGAGTGGGATGAGTCGGATCCCAATAATCCGATTCGCACCCTCAAAGAAGTCAAATTATTCGATGTTTCACCCGTGACGTTTCCGGCCTATCCAACGACTGATGTCGGCATTGGTGGCAGATCAGCTGAATCTATTCTAACTGAGCACCGTGCAGCAGTATCCAAAAGCGAAATCCAGGAGCCGCACAAGGATGTGCACTCTGACGATAGCAAGGAACCAACTGAGGATTACTTGACGGCCAATGAGGCTCGCCGGAAAGAGCTCGAACTTGAGGGTTAAGCCCTCAAAAGGATAACAATATGACGCTCACAGAACTCAATGCATTGGCGCAGAAGCGAGCTGGACTTATTGGTCAGGCTCGTGCGCTGAACGATCTTCCCCTCAAAGAAAAGAGGGACATGTCCGGTGAGGAAAAGGGCCAGTATGATGCCATGCTCACCGATGCCCGGAAGTTCAAGGAACAGATCGACCGCGAGCTGGGGTTGCAGGCAGAAGAGGCTGGTCTAAACGAGGCTCGTGACACGATCGTCGGGGGCAAGGATAATCCCGAGCAGCGTGACGCTGTTTCCGGCAAGGTCGTCGAATATCGGGGTATCAACCTGACTGGCGAAGGGGCAGACCCTCAGTTCCAGCACAGGGCGAGCAAGGAATTTGGTATGTTCTTCAGGAAGTATCTCATGGGCGAACAGCGTGTTGCTGCGGCCATGGCTAACGATGTGGATGCCGACGGCGGATATCTGCACGCTCCTGTCCAGTGGATTGCCAAGCTCCTCCAGGCTATAGATGCTGAGGTGTTCGTCCGTCGCTATGCTCAGGTGGTTCCAGTGACAACCTCGGATTCCATCGGATTCCCGGCATTGACCACGGATTTCGCGGATGCAGACTGGACGACCGAAGTCGGTACTATCACTCCTGATGTCAGCGCTCAGTTCACTGAGCGCGATTTCAAACCGCAGCAGCTGACGAAGGAGATCGACGTCAGCATGAAGCTCCTGCGGACGGCCGCTCTCTCTCCTGAGAGCATCGTCAGGGACCGTATGGCGGCAAAGTTCGCCGCCGCTGAAGAGAAGGCATATCTGACCGGCGACGGCTCAGGCAAGCCTCTCGGAATCTTCGCCACTAGTGGCACGGGAGCCATCCCGACTAGTCGTGACTGTACTACTGCGTCGACCACAACGGCATTCACGTCCGACATCCTGCGTGCAGCTCGATTCATGCTGCGTCCTGCCTATCGTTCGGGTGCTCGCTGGTTGCTCTGCACTGATGCTCTGTCGAAAATCTCCCTGTTCAAAGATGCGGTCAACGGCAGCTACATGTGGCAGCCTTCCCTCATCGCCGGTGCCGCTGACACAATCGACGGCTTCCCGGTCGACGAGAGCGAGTATTCTCCGAACACGTTCACTGCGGGCTTGTACTTTGGAGCCCTGGTCAACTGGAACAAGGGTTATTTCATCGCTGATCTGATGGACGTGACCATCCAGCGCCTGAACGAACTCCTTGCGCGCAACTCCAAGGTTGGCTTCATTGGTCGCAAGTTTACGGATGGTGGCCCGATCGATGCTCAGGCATTCGTCCGCCTGAAGCTTGCTGCTACCTAGTCAATAGTGATGAGGGGCGGGTCAATCACTCGCCCCTTGAAGGAGAACTCATGAGAATTCACATGAATACACTTGCTGCGGGACCGGCTGGAATCTTCCAGGGCGATTGCGAATGTCCTGATGAAGAGGCCCGTCGCTATATCGCTGGTGGCTTCGCCATTCCGCTTGGCGGCGTCATCGAAACGGCCATGCTTGCACCGGCGAAACCGGTCTCCGCTATGGTCGAGACAAGAAACGAAGCTCCAGTAACTGAGGTACCGGCCACGCCTGAGAACCCCGGCGAGCTCGTGCCGAACTTTGGGAAATACCACAACGGCGAGTTCAAGGACGCGCCGCTTACACTCGCGCAGATCAAGGCGCAGGATCCTGAGTACCTCGAGTATCTTGCCAAGCAGGAGAAGGACCCGGCCATCGCTGTCGCGGCCAAAGCTGTCAGGGGCGCATAACCCATGGACGACATCCTGTTGCTCTCGGTACCGCCCGCTGTCGAACCGGTCACGCTGGTCCAGGGCAAGGCACAGGCACGGGTAGAGACGGCCGATGAGGATGCCTCTATTGGCGCCCTGATCACGGCAGCTCGCGCATATGTCGAAGAGACCACGGGGCGGGCACTTGTTACCCAAACGTGGACCTGGCAGCATATCTGCTGGACGAGTCTGTTCAGGGGCGCGTGGAGCAGGATGTCACGTAATGCGTGGGGCAGCAAGGTCGTCGTACCGAGGCCCCCGCTCCAGTCAGTCGTGTCCATCACGTATCTGGACGCAAGCAACACGCCACATACCCTGCCTTCGACTGAGTACGTAGTCACACCGGGCGACCCAGGGACGATCGAACCATCATCGACTTTCAGCTGGCCAGAGATTGCAAGGGCCGGCTATCCGATCACCATCACATTCACCGCCGGGTATGGTGCACCGAGGGAGACGCTTAGCGTGTCATCTGTCACGTATGTCGATGGCAACGGGGATCCACAGGTCATTCCACCAGCCGACTATACCGTCACAGCGGGCGCGGTGGCATTTGCCACTGCTCCTGTGTTGCCGTTCACCGTGCACTTTGTACTCGTATACGGTACGGTCGCGGCCGTGCCTGCTCCATTGACTCAGGCCATGCTCTTGCTCATCAAGGACTGGTATGACGAACGAGGCGCGATCGTCACCGGCACGCGGGCGCAGGTCGCAGCTCTTCCGCACGCCGTCGAAGCTCTCTTGAACCTCTATCGCTGGTCACTCTGATGGACGCCAGCCGCCTGAACCGCAGGGTCACGATTCAGTACCCTTCCACGACACAGGACGCCTACGGGCAGCCTGTCGTGGGATTCGTGACCCTGGCGACGGTGTGGGCTGCTGTCGAACCCCTGAGTGGCGCACGATTATTCGCGGCGAAGCAGGCACAAAGCGAAATTACGCTGAA